GCGTCCTCTAGCGCCTCTTTCGTGTAGAACAGCGAATAAGCCGTCTCAGTCGATACGGTCGCGGTATAGGCCGGGACCGCCAGCATGACAGCCTTCGCAGGCTCGCAGCGTAGCGGTTTCATGCAACGGCCTTGGCCGCCGCCTGCTCTCGGCTAAGACGCAACAGATATTCGTGGTAGTTGCCGACGTATTCCTTGCCGTTCTGCCGGTCGTGATGCGTCAGCGTGATGTTCGGCGCGCACCAGATTTGCTTGATAAGACCGCTGTAGAGATTGCAGAACGCGGCGTCCTCGCCCCACCACTTGCCGCCCCGCGCCCCCTGCGGGAACATGTCATAGAGCCTGGTAGCTTTTATACCCAACCTGTCCCACTGCGTATAACGCTGGTTCGGGTAGGCGTCCATCAAATCCTCGACCACCTGGGCCGTGATCCGCATGAAGCCCGTAGGGCCGACCGAGCAAGGCAGCAATCCCTTCTTGCTAACGATAGGACGCCCAAAGCCGTCACAGTGGACGCCGATTGGGTAGTCCTCGCTCATGTCCTCGTTCTTGAGCCTGTATGTAGCGAAAACGAAGTCCTCCGGCATCTCTAAGATGGCCAGGAAATCCTCGGCCTTCCAAGATATGTCGTCGTCAATCATAAAGTTGTGGCTTGCGCCGCTGTCGGCAAACCGCGCCAGCATGTGATTGCGCGCGCTCTGGATGTAGATGTCGCCGCAGTGGAGGTCATAGGACGCCCGCCAGCCGCGATCACTCAGCAACGCTTCGGTTTCGGCAAGGCTCTTGAAGTATGCCGCCACCGGCTTGCCTGAACCGGACGGCGTCGAAATGTAAACGTGTTTCTCGGTCATGTTCTCCCCATGAGAAGAAGGGCGGGCCGAAGCCCGCCCTCCAACGATTAAGCGCCCGCGATGAGGTTGAGCGCGACGAGAGCCGCGCGCAGTTCATTGACAAGCGCCACGATGCGATCCGCCTGCGTCGTGGTGGAGTAACCCACCGGGGACGAAGACGTTGACGCCGTGGTCGTCACGGACGCCTGTACAGAGCCGGAACGCTGCGCGATGGGCGTGGCCAAGCCGTAGAAACCGATCAGATCGGTCGAGCTACGGCCCAGATTCACGCCATCGTCATTGCCGGAACCAAGATATTCGACTGCCATGTGAGTGGCCTCCTATTAGTTGTTGGCGATACGGCAGGCCATCTGCGGGCGGATCGTCTTGTAGCCGTACAGAACATCAAGACGGCAAGGGAACTTGTCGTTGTTGATGTCGTACTGCCTGACGATACGCATGCTGATGCCGTCGAACACTTCTCGCGCGGAGAAGTCCACGCCCTTGGGCATCACCAAATCCGCCGTCGCGAAGGCGAAGGCGTTCGGGTGATACGCGAGGGACATGCCGTAAGCGGTCGACGCTACGCCGCGCTTCAAGATGGCCTGGCCGGTCGTCGGCGAGGCCGTGCAGTTCTGTGTCGCGCCGGAGGTAACGATGCTCGGGGAGATCGAGATAGACGTTCCCGAGGTCGCAACGTCCGCCGTGACGACGAACTGGTGAAGCTGGCCGGTGTCGGCCTTCGTTTCAGGGTGAACACGATTGCAGCCCGTGAAGGCGATGATATCGCCCTGCTTGAGCGTCTTGGACGAACCGTTCGTGACCGTGATCGAAGCGCCGGTCTGGCTCGCGCCGTTGACCGAGATCGTGGACGAAGCGGTTTGCACTTCCGAGCCGGAAGTAAACGCCGAAAGCAGCGTGTTTTCGTAGAAGTCAAAGCCAGCCGTGTGGCCGAGCTTGCCTTCCTTGTTCTGGCTGCTGACGTTCTTGCTGTCCTGAAACAGCCCCTTCATGGCGTCAACGATGTCGACGCTATCCTGGGTCGCAAGCTGGACTGCCCAAGACCCGTCCTGCGGGACGAGGCTATCGAGCAGCTTCTTTCGGGCCGACAACACAGTGTTGAACGTCGCGGCAGATCCGATGTTGTTCACCTGGTTGTAGACATCCTTCACCATAGCGAAGGCGTCGGACTCGATGTTCGCCGCAAGGACGGACATCGCCGGGTCCAAGATGCGCGAGGAGAAATCATCAATGCTCAACGTCAGTTCGTTGGAACTAAAATTGAGATCGACACCCTTCTGGGTCGCGATTTGCAGGGTGACGGAGTTTTCCGTGATGTCCTGCGTGTTGAGGGTAGCGCCGGAGCGAACCGTGTACTGGTTCGGCAGGCGGATTTTCAGGCTGTCGCCAATTTTCGCTCCGCTATTAGCAAAGCTGTCGTCATACTGGCGATTGATGGAGCCGACGAAATTGAGCTTCTGGTGGAGGATCTGAAGCGCCTTTCGCGTCACCATAGTCGGGGTTAAGACCGTATTGGCCATTGTGGTTTTCCTTCAAGAGGGGGGTCATCTGCGGTTCGCCGCAGTGCGTTTCGCCTCTTGCCGCATCCATTCGTCGATAGAGAGTTTGTCGCCGGACGAGTCGGTTGTTCGCCTGACTGTTCCGGTAGCTCGCGTACCTACGGGCGCGACGGGCTGTAGAGCCTCGTTCGTCTGCGCCTTCTTGAGTGCGGCAAGTTCCTTGATGGCTTTCTGACCCGTGTAGGCAAGATGTGTCAGCTTCACGATCTTCGCGGACATGTCCCCCAATGCGAGGCGGTCGATGGCCTGCACTTCGGAGGGTGTAAATCCGACGTTGGATTGCGCGAAACTCGACAGTTCTTCCGCGTACTTCGGGTTATAGCCTTTGATCTCTCTCGATAGGTTTGCCACTTCGGTGCTGATGCGGTTGGCGATTGCTCGCTCCGTCTCAGCCTTCCGCGCCGTGACCTTCTGATTGAGTTCCGCGAGCTTTGTCTCGCGCTCCTGGCGCAACATCTGCCATTCAAGTTGCAGTCGTGTTGCCGTCCCAGGGTCTTTCTGTGCTAGCTCGGCCCATTGTTCGCGTGTGACCTTGCTGTATTCCGCGAGTTGGTCGTCCAGCTTTTGGACCGTTGCTTGGTCCTTTACATATTCCTGCATGTGAGACGCTTGCTGCGTAACGAATTGCTCGCGGGCTTCCAGCGCGCGGGCGCGTTCTGCAACTTCGGTCGTCTTCTTGGTGTAGTCGGCCTGCCGCAATAGACCAGGAATAACGGCCTTGGGCAGCTTGTACTTCTTACCTTCCCACTCTGCCTCGTCGAGTTCTTCCTCGGGTTGTTCTACGTCAGTAGATTCCTCGGTCGTTTCCGTTGAGATTTCGTCGGAAGCGGGAGTGCTTTCGGCGAGTTCCGTAGACGGCGTAACCGTTTCGACAACGGCTTCGCCGCCCTGCGGATTGTTCGCAAGGTCAGCCATGTAAAGTCATTCCTCAGAAGTTAGGCGAAGCCCCCGCCTTGGGGTATGCCGCCATTGGTGGCGCGCATCTTTTCAGCTAGAGAGCGTGTGACCGCTGAGAGGCGATCCGTCTCCGCTTTGAACTGGTCGATTTGTAATTGCATCTCTTTGAGCCGAAGCTCCTGCTGGTCCACGTTGGCGTCGGACTGCACCTTCGCCATTGCGGCTTGAGCCTTGACCATGTTGGCCGGATCGGGCGAGGCTTGAGGCTTCGGCGCTTCCTGCGGCTTGGGCTGTGATTGCGCGGCCATCATCTGTTGCAGGCGCGTTGCGATTTCCTCCGCGCCCGGCCAATCGAGATTCTTCGCGATCAGGTCGCCGATGACGGGCGCGACAGGCGGGAACGCCTGGACGAAGTTCATCATCTGCTCGGAGGCTTCCTCGCGGCGCGTCTGATAGCTCGGCCCGGTCGTCACGGTCAGGTCGTATTTGCCGACGCCGAGGTCGTATATCTTGGTCAGCGGCTGGCCAACCGTGCTCGGGTCTGGAACAGGCTGTCCGTTCGGGCCTTGGACAATCGTGGGCTGGCCAAGCTGGACATTCGTGGCCGTGCCGTCCTGACCGAGCGTTCGGATCATGCGCTCGCCGGTGTAAATCTTAGGGATCAGGTCGATCAGGACGCGGCCCGTCTGTTCGATGCCGCGCGCCAGATTGTCGATGAAGTGGAACGTCGCGATATTGCCCTGGTTCTGACGGGCCTTGATGGCAACGCCGCTTGTCTCGTTAGACTTAGCGCCTAGCGAAGCGTCATAGAGGCCGGTCGTGGCCTTGATGTCGTCGACCGCGTTGAGTGCCTCTTGCAGAGCGCCAGCAGGAACGCCGCTGAACGCCTGACGCTGCGGAGCCTGTTCGCCATCGTATTCGATATAGCTGTGGGACTTCTTGTTCGCCGTCTCCCACTTGGCTTGATCCGTGACGAACGCGCCCCTAGGCCCGATAAACGGAGCCTTGGGAGCCAATGCCACAAGCTCAGTCGACGCCGTGCGCCAGTAGTTGAGCATCTCATTCGGGCCGCGAGCGTCACGGATGATCGACCGCAGATAGCGCTTGCCCTTAAGATTTACCTCTTCGCCATAGACCGGGATGATCGGGATGTACTTCCCAAGCCAGGTCTTGGTTTCGAGAACCTCCGCCCCGGAGAGCGTGTGATATTTGACCTCGTAGCCCGCCGCCTTGCGCGAGCCCTTCACGGTTACGCCGAGCGCGTCTAGAACGTCCTTGTTCTCTTTCAGCGTGGACTCGTCGACCGCAGTCCCGTCCGATAACAGGACGATGGTCTTGTCCACCTTGGAGCGCCGCCACCATTGGGCGATCAGAAGCTCGTCGTCCTCTTTCCAAGGCGCGTCGAGGTCGTCGTAGCCGTCCTCTTTCCAGTCTACCTTGCGGGCGCTTTTGTATTTTTCCTTGAACTCGTCCTTGCTTATGCGGTCGACGACGAACGCGCTGTTCCAGTCGCTTCCGTCTGCGGAGGTAGAACGAGGGTCGCCGTAAACGCTAAGGGGGTTGCGGACAGGCTCGATGACAAGATCGAGGTCGAAGGTGTCGTCGCAAGTGTATCGCGTGTTGACGCGAATATAGCCGAATCCCCCGCTTCCTGCATATTCGAGGGCCGTGTCATAAGCGATGTCTGCATTGCTCTGCGCCTCTATGCTGCGGATTAAGCCGTCATAGACCGCCGCCGTGTGCGGGTCGGCCTTGCTGTCGACAGGGTGAACCTTGATGGACGGTTTATTCTGCCTCGCGTCGTTGATGACCTGACGGATGATCGTCGGCATCCGGTTGATCGTGAGACAGGGCCTGCCCTCTTCCTGTCGGGCCTTCTTGATATTTTCCGGCCATTGCTCGCCTAGGCGGCCAAAGCGGATGTCGTCAACGAAGGATTCGCGGTTTTCATGCTCGGCTTCTGACGCCTGGTCGAACGCCTCGAGCGCGTCCTCAAGCAAATCGTCCTTCTTGCCGCCCTT